ATTACTAACCAATGGTGAGTAGTTGGGTTTCTTTTCGCATAGGCATCCGGTAGACCAACACGAAATACTATTGCCGTCCAAATCAACCTCAACGTGATGACTTGCTCTGTGTAGATGACCAACTATTATAGATTGTTTTGCTTTCATAAACGCACCCCTTGCAGGACTGACCGGACTAAATATACCCTTAAAGATATGATGCCCATGCGTTATTGATAATTTGCCGGCCTTAACTAAGGTTACATCATCAATTAAAATAACCTTTTCTTCGTTTAGTCTCAATCTTTCCTCTAAATGAAAATATGGATCATCCCAAATTTCACGAGCTTTTGCTAATAGGAATTTCTCCCATCTTGTACAATGATTACCTTTTAACCAATAGATTTGTGCTTCAGGGAATGTTGCACGTAACGAAACTAAGAATTGTTTTGTAGCGTCAAATTCTTGTTTAACCGACCTTTTGCGAGGATCCGATTCGAACTTACTTACCTGATGGTTGTCAATTAAATCACCATTTATAAATATGGTATTGACATTGTTGTCAACTCCATACTTCATTGCTATACTTATAGCGTCAATATCATGGTAAGGAATGTGAAGGTCAGAAATTAATAAAATATTATTGCACCCGGTAGGTAGTTTAAATGTTTCTCTTTTTTCCTGATGGGATTCAGGTAAATTGTACGGATTTACTGGGCGTGCTTCTTTCATAAAGTATTTAGTTTTGATTACGTTTTTTAATTTACTTTTACCATCTTTTCCTTCAATATACCTTAATGTACTTCTGCAATCTTCTGAATCCTTAAATAATAAATTTTCATGCTTATACATGATTTTCGCAAGTTGACGTGTAGGCATGTCGGGATATTTATCCCTGTACTCCCTTGCTTTTTTAGATTTTAGCATAAAGATTATATTCTTCTGTTCTACGCCTTACAAGTCCTTTGAGGACAGTTAATTTACCGTTAACCCTTGCCTTTGTCCATTTCATAAATTCATCTTTTATAGTCGGGTCGTTGGGATTGGACTGACATTTACGATATAAAGTAGAACGCAAAAAATTACCAATACCTAAATTATAAACAAAAGAAACAAGCGCATCGTACTGATTCTGATTAACATTAAGTTTTGGTATTTGCGTGGCGATTTTTTCGACCTCCCATGTAATTAACTCTTCAGCTCTTTTTAAGGTTATTTTTTCTCCCAATTTAACTGGTTTGCCATCCGGATAACGAATTGTGCCATATCCTATTGTAGCCACAGACGCAGGGCAGAGGTAAGCGTTCAAATATAAACCCTCATACTTTTTAATAAAATCAATGCAATTTTTACTCGGTTTCATCGTTTTCGTATTAAGTGAAGTAATATTGATATGCACAAGGCTATTATAAGCCCGATAATCCATTTTAAATGATTAGCAATGCTAACCCTTAGTTTTATGTTTTGAGCCGTTAAATCGCCTCTAATAGTCTCGCATGACATATCTTTAATTTTTATAGTGTCATGTATCGGCGGGACTGATTTTAATAGTTCTTTATATTTAATTAATATTTTTCTTTCAGGACAAATTTTGTCCAAATAAATTGTGTCCAAAATTGTATCACGTTTGACTTCCAAAAGCGTATCTATTTGCTGCAAAAATGCAACATATCTTACCGAATCCCTTTTAACCTCAATCGGCAAACATGGGAACCACCTGCCCGACTTTTCGGCAACTAATTCGGGATAATTGATATAGGCTTTATTTAATTGCTTATCGGCTTTTTTTGGCGAATAACAACCAATAAAAGTTAATAAAATAATTGTTGAAATGAATCTCATTGAGTAATTTTGAATAGTTACTCATATTGATATACCGGCTGGCGTTTCAACGCTGGCTTTTTTTATTTATCAATTTGTTTAAAAAACAAAATGATTTATTTATCAGCAGCTGAGTTACCCAAAATCAAAAGACCGATTGCGGACATAACTTGTCCTAATACATTCTGCCAACCTTGTTGACTTTGAAAATAGGTACCGATTGCAGCGATAACGCCACCGAGTGTTGTTTTCCAATTTTTCATAATTGTTTATTTTTCAAGTTGAGTAATACGTACTTCATGATCGTCAACATCACGCCTTAAAACTTCAATGTCTTTTTTATTACCGACATTATCAATCATAATATCCTGAATTGATTTCTCAAATCTATCAAATTTATCAATCAGTCTTTTACCGTTGTATGCGATGTAACTAATAAGTAAAGTTGCTAAACCGCCTATAATCTCTGTCATCAATTTAAGTGTATAAAAGTTATCAAAGTTTTATTACATTTTGTTAAATCAAAATCACAAACAAAATAATCGATATAAAAAACCGCAATGGTATCACTAAATTTTGTTGCAAATACTTTTACCATTTTACTCCTGCGCCGTATTGTCTTATTACTGAATTTACTAAAATAGGTACATTCTCTGCCATGTTATTAAAAAAATCAAATTGCCCTATCGCACCGGGTGGATAATTACCATCCTGATCAGGTTGTAATATCTGTCCTGTGCTATCAACTTTTACTGTGTTATCCGCTACGCTTTCTTTTGTGTAGGCAGGAATAAAAGTTATTGGCTCTCCATAAGTTGAATCCTCTTTTGTTGCGTAATAAGTAACCTCCCATGCTAACGCTACATATTGCTTACCTATATTGTAAGTCATTGTGAATAACGATGCTTTTCTTTTTAAAATAGTTTCGTTAATTACTACATCGGGAATTTCTAACACAATAGGAAATTGTTGAGCATTTGCTGACATTGCGAATAAGATTGAAATTAATAAGATAAATTTTTTCATTGTTTATATTTTAATAAAAGTCATTCCAAGTTGTACCGTTATAACCTTGGTGTTTGTTTGTTGTTGAATTATAAATTATCATTCCTGCAACTGGAGTAATTAAATCCCTTTGTGCAGTTGTCATTCTCGGAGGTAAAAAAGCACTTGTTGTTGAACTTACATCTAATATTGAACTTGGGGAAGTCGTGCCTATACCTACTCTACCATTTCCCAATATTGTCATTTTAGTAGATGCAGTTTGTAAAGTTGCACCACTTGTTAAGGTTGTACCTGTATTAAAATTTATTGTTGAAGTTCCTGTTCCTTTACCTACACCACTTTGAAGTACCAAAGTTCCTCCGTTTAAGTTTGAAGTACCTTGACTTTGTAAATAAATATCTCCATTATTAACTGCGGAATAAATATCACCATTAGAAGAAACAGTAATTCCAAGCCAATTTCGTGTAGTTTGATTCATTGATGTAAATGTAATACCTTCATTTATACTTTTATAAATGTTATCTCCTAAAGCTGCTGCATAAATATTTCCATCAAGAGCAACAGCAACATCAAACGCTGCATACGCACCAGCAGTTGTATTGAAATTTCCAGCACCTCCTGTTCTTTTAAATAAAAAATTATTTTCAACTGCAACATAAATATCGCCATTAGGAGCAGCAGCCATACCAGCATATCTTCTTGCAGTTTGACCAAGACCAGTAAATGTAGTGCCATTATCTGTACTAATATAAATATCGCTTGTACCACTACCAAAACTATTTACTGCAACATAAATATCGCCATTAGGTGCAACACATATACCATAATAACCTCTTGAAGTTAAACCGAGAGAAGTAAATGTAGTTCCGCCATTTGAACTTTTCCAAATATTCCCATTATATTCGGTTGCATAAATATCACCATTGGGAGCAATAGCTATATCCCTCCAATCTTTAACACCACCTCCAATAGTTGCAAAATTTCCTACACCTCCAGTTCTTTTCCACAAATTTCCATTAGCTACTGTTGCATAAATATCACCATTGGATGCCGAACCCATACCATACCAACTTCTATTCCCTTGACTTAATGTATTAAAAGCACTTAATCCTCCCGCTATTGTACTTCCTGCTTCAACAGTTAATGAACGTCCAGCAACTATATTCGTAGTTGTATCAATCATTATTCTTTGATCTGCACCATTGAATAAAGCAACATCATTATTTCTATTGTAGATAACATTTTTCTGCCAACCGCTACGAGTTCCCCTATAAGTATAAGGAACTGAATCCGTAGTATTAAACACACTCAATCCTGTTGCAGGAGTGCTTATAGCATTCATTTGAGTTGTTGTTAAACGTGGTCTTAAAAATCCTTTTGTTGTAGATGAAAGATTTAAAATAGCAGATGCCACATTTGTATTCGTTCCAATATTTAAAGAAGCATTTGTACTATCATAAAAGAATTGAGTATTTGATTGTCTTAATGCTCCGCCTGTGCCTGCATACAAAACACTCCCTGCCGTTGCAGATGTTATTGCAGTACCTATTGCCAATGCACTACCTGTTGAATCTCTAAAAGCAAAGTTATTAGTTCCCCCTCTTACAAAGAATACTGAATCACTTGCAGTTTTACGGAATACGTTTGTTATCCATTTGTTTGCTGTATCTGATGGGGAAACCTTATTATTGAACGTAGTCCAATCTGCTGAACTCAATGCACCTCTATTTGTAGCGGATGCAGTAGGAAGATTAAAAGTATGTGTATCTGTTGCACTTGAAATATTAAAATCTGTACCACTTGTTCCCACCGCTAAATATTGCACTTGTTTAGTTAACCCGTTTATAGCAGTTAAACCAGTCGTAAATGTAGTTATCACCTGACACAGATGGCTATTCTCTGTGTGCAATGTAATTGACCTTCCTGAAGTATTTACATAAATCCTCAATGCTAATCTATCCGTTCCGCTTAATATAGTTTCGGGAACTGCTAATGCAGAGAAATAAGGATTTATTGTTGTACCAAAAGCAATCAATTCAGGACTCGTTGAATTAGATGAAATCAAAGTAAAATTAGTACCATCGTATTTATAAAGTTCAACGTAAAAACTCGGTGTACCTCCACCTGATGAAGCAGAAAAATAAAACTCTAAATTCCAGTTACCCACAGGTATTAAAACATTCGTAATCGTATCGGTAATAAATTGTGCGATATATCCATTACCCTGAGCGTTTGTTCTCGTGAAGTCAGTACCTGATCCTATAATTGCAGTCCTACTCATTTCATAGTATGTATTCCCCACAAAAGTACCTTTATTGACACTACCATTAAGATAGTAAGATACTGATGCACCACCTCCTGTTGTTGCAGTAGGGAAATCCCCAAGCACGCCATCACCTCTTACATATTGAGAAGCAGTACCTGCACCCGTAACTCCTATTATTCCACTTGTTGTTATAGGCGAATTAGTGACTGTAAATGCACTCGGCATTGTTAGTCCTACCGATGTAACCCTTCTTAAATTCACAGTATCTATAGCTTCAAAGTATGGGCTAAGCATCGCACTGGTATCGGTATATTTGACACGATTGTCAATTCTTTGACTTAAAAATATTGTGTCCGCTTTTCGCAGGTAACCCGATAGCATTTGAGCCGTATCGGTATACTTAACGAAAAGACTTGCATCTGCACTCTTAATTGTATCCCAACTTTGAAATTTTGGATTGAAAAAGTAAAATCGGTTATTACATGAATCAAATGCCAACGCTCCTTTTTTCGTTACATTGCTTCCTAATTTAGGCACACCACAGAAAGTTGGAATCTGAATTGTACTATCAAAATTCATTCTGAATGTAGTATATCCATATTGCGGCATGATCTGATAAACCTGTGCCTTACCTACAAACCCAATCAATAAAAATAAAATTATAAACTTATATCGCATGCGTCAAATTTTGAAATTGCACTCAAATTAAAACTTAAACCAACACCGCTCAAATAATCTTCATATTTTTCGCTGATAGCATCCCAATTAATATTTGTATCTATTAAATAGGAATTGCTTTGCTTTCTTAAATTACTCACCACATCAGCAGCTATTGAATGTTGATCGCTTGTTATTTCCGTTTCAAATTCACCCTCTAAACCTGACTTATCTAAAAACCACATCTGAATATTGAACACTTGCTCACGCCCTGCATTTAAAGCACCTGAATTAATAACAAAACAAGCCACCGGGAAAACAGGTTGATTATCCCAATTTAACCAGTTTGTTGGTGGGTTGAATTTTACCGTTTTTATTAACGGATGCGCCGCCAATTTTGTTTGTATCTCTGTCACTACTTGATTGTAGGTCATGATTAAATTTTTCTTTTACTTTTTTAATAAACTCCGGCTTATAACCTTTGCTCATATTATTTGTATAAAAACGTGAATAATTCTCCTGCCATTGCAACATCTCCAGTCGGTAAGTAAATATTGCCTCCTAATATTTGAATCTCCTGCGTGTCTGATGTTGTATTGGTAACTATCTTTTTTGTCAATCCACCTCTCGCTGCTATGATAGTTGTTCTACCTACTAAATCATTTACTAAGAATTGACTCTCACCACCCACCGCAGTATAGTAAACAGTAACCAAATCCGGCACTGAACTTGAGCTGCTTCTGTATGTTGGGTTAACTGTGTAACCTTCGCCCAAATAAATAGGACATGAATAACTTTTTGTAATCGGAAAAATCACATCAACGCCCAAAGTCTGATTTAAATACTCATAAAATAAGTTATAATTCTCTTGTAAATATCTAATCATTCGAGTATTATAAAACTCCGCCATTGATTTATACTTTTGCTCTAATAGCTCCAAATCACCACGTGATGGCGTATTGCTTTCCTCTGATGTCTTTTGTAAAAATCCCTTAGAGAATAATTGGTAACCCATAACCATAGGTAACATGGACATTGTATACCATACCAACGTATCAGTAATGTAATTGTCAATTAACCCGATTTCAGCGTTATTAAGATTGTCAGCTTCTATGCCGGCTAATAGTCTGTTGTAAAGGGTACTTCCAAGTGAAGGCTGAATATAGATGTCAGCGGCTACTTTAATCATAGGTCTTAACTGCTTTCCATCAATAGCATTACTGGCTCCTGTTCTTTCTTTAAAAAGATTCTCGGTTATGAAAAGTATATTTTTACTCATTACTTACGTTTTACAAAATTTATTTTCCATTCATGCCGGCAGTATTCTCTATGACTTCCATCTTTTAAAGTTAGCCATCCGCCACGCCTATCCCATACAGAATAACCAACACGCTCACTTATTAACTCAATATCTGAACGTGAATAAAATCTATTTAGGTCCAATAAACGTCTACAAAAATCTCTGTTCTTTTCATCTCGTGGACCTTCATAAGAATACCTAATTAAGACCTCTTCCGTTTTAGGACTTTTGCCCTGTAATTCAGATGGAGCCTTAACAACGTCACGCTCAATTATTTTATCCTGACCTACCTTTATAATAGTAGCCTTTAAAAGTTTTCTTTCAATTAACTTTTTTAAAGTTTCATCAATAGTCTTAACGTCTGTCTTTAAGGTTTTAGCCAAAACTTCCGGAGTGATTTTTTTATCCTTTCCAATTAAGTCTAAAATGTTAGCCTCTAATTGATTGATTTTTTCATCTGCAAAATATTCCCTTGCTGATTTGCTTTCGATTACTTCGTAAATATCCCTATTTTCTCCGCATGATGAAAACTCATTAATTAATCTATCATCTTCGTTAGTGGAAAATTTTTGTATTTCATCGTCTGTTAGTGGAGAATTATCTATCCCTAAGAACGTATTTACATCATCATCTGTAAAATTAAATCCGTTTTTAAGCATTAAAGATGCCTGCTCTTTAGTTAGTTTTCCGTTCCCAAACTGCCTAACTATTCTCATTACGTTTTGGTATTGCCTGCCTGATAAGTTACGGATTGCCTCGTTCATTTGTGTAGGCGCTTCCATTTGGTTAGTATCTGTAACCGCCTGAGCGCCATCCGAAGTAACCTGATTCGCTTGTAATGGCTCACGCCCTAATATCTCACGTATCTCATTTTGCGTTAGGTTAGCGCTTATAATCGCTTCGCCAAATTCAAATTTAAGCGGCTCAACTGGTTGAATTTTAAACTCACCCGGCTCACCTTTTAAGTTTCTGAATTTAGTAAATACAGATTCTAATTGATTCTGTTGATTAGAAACATAAGTATTATTGAATATTTCGTAGGCATCCCTAATCTCATTTCTCGCTCCTAATTGTCCGCTCTCTTTGATTCCGAATAAAATTGGTGAAGTAATCTGATGCGCCGTAAACACCTCTGCTTGTATAAGATTATTCACATTAGTGAAATCTTCTTTAGTCAACATTGACTGCCCTAAATCCTGAATATCAGCACTATTCTCTTTTGACTTATTAAACATTATCACAGTACGCTTTCCATCGTGTCCTGTAAACTTCTTTAATAGTTGGCGCTCAACTTCTCCTTTATGTTCTTCTCCAATAGGATCTCCATTGTTAAGATTAATAAGTTTTGAACCTACGAAACCTTGTTTAGCATTTCCTAAAATGTGCCGAGAAACCTCAATATCTGATTCAATATAATTTAAACCCTGATAGTATGAAGGCAAAGGATATACATCTGAACTTGGGTTATATTCTTTATAATAGTAAATTTGACTGCCTACTGGGTTATTAACATTGAACGCTTCATAACATCTTGGCTTTTCTCTAAAATCTTTCCAATCGTTTTTAACGTAGAATTTAGTCAAATCCTTCGACACTCTTACTTTATGGAACTCTAAATGGTAAATCTCTGAAACTTGCTTTAAACGATTCCAAATGACCTGCACCATTCGCCTGACCCGCAACCTCAAAACCTTTACCATAAATGTATGTTGTTTTTCCTTTGACTATTGCACCATGTTTAGGACTTTCATTATAAAGCGAAAGCAAATACTCAGGGTAATCATTTTCCGCTCCGAACTCTACATAACCTTTACCTTTCTTTTCTTCAAACTTAGGTTTTTGAGCAGTGTCAAATTGTAAAACTATGTGCCTATAATTATTTTCCATAAGTTATAAAAGTATTGCTTTGATCATTGTATTTAATCGGCTCAAATCCTGTTGCCGGAAGTAAAACCATGTACCCCTCCTCAACTTTATTTTTCCCTGTTGTACTCGTTCCGCTTGAAGATGATTGCTCATAAACTTCATATTTCCAAAATCCATTCTCACTGTTTGCAAACTGCGAATTAACCGCTAAACTAAATGAATCAACTCTTTGAGTTGTGCTGATATTAGTCACAACAAATTTAACTATTTCATTTGTAACTCGGTGAGTAAACACAAATAAAAAATAAGGATTAGTCAGCAAGCATTTTTCTGTGCCGGTAAACCTTATTGTCTGTGTTTGTCCTTTCGTTAAAGTAATCATTTTACAAAAAAACCCCACCCAATAGGGCAGGGCTATTCATTTAATCAATGAAAAAATATTATCCTGCAGTTTCCAAAGTAGCAGCAATGTTTGCAGGCACTACAAGGAAATCATCACGCTCAACTGATGTCAAAGTCAGCATGTTACCGTTTCTATCTCCGGCAGCAGTTCCGCTTCCGCTTTCGTTTGTATCAACAAACAAACCGAACGCTGCACCATAAAGGCGATAGGTTCCATCCATTTCTTTGGTACATATCGTTAGGCGATTTTTAGCCAACGTACTGATAAGGTTTCTAACAGTAGCAGTTCTGCTATTGATAGGAAACATAACCTGATGAGTGTAAAAAATAGTTCCGTTTTCTTGACTACCAGTTAAGTTAGTAGAAGCTACCGCAGTTTGACGTGGCACCTCTATTTTGTAAAATCTTTTACCTGAATTTTTTGTAAGGGCAGTTACAGTACCTGAAGATTCGATAACACGAGTGTTACCTGAAGCATCGTAAAGGGCAGAGTTTTCAATAACGTAAACAACCTCCACGCCACCTACTGACTCTCTACAATCTATTGCGTAACCGCTTGATAAAGCACAAGGCATAAAATTATTTTTTAAATAGTGAAGGAGCGGCAGTATTTAAACTACCGCCCCGATTAATTAGATAGCAGCTTTGAAAGCAACCGCTTCAGATGGGAACGCTAGGTTCACACCCATTTTGAACTCTACTCTGTAACGTACATCGTTATTATCTTCGCTGTACCACATTTTGTATGAGTTTTCTTCGTCCACCAAATCCACTGCCAAAGCAATATTTGAAAGAGAGATAGCGTAAGCATCACCAGTTCCGTTCAAACCATTCACGCTAACGATTTCAATGTTTGTACCGGGAAGTATGAATGAACCTGCTTGGCTATCTTGCGGATTGTAAGCAAACAAATTCTCTGCTCTATAAGCCAATATCAACAAGCGATACCAGTCATTACCTACGAAGATTTTAACGTCTCCTTTATTGATTATTGAAACTGGTATTGCTCTGTAAACACCTTCAGTTGCAGCAATTACGTTTGAAGCAGTTACAGTAGTGATAACACCACCACTAACAAAACCTGAAACGTTTGCAAGTACCGGAGAACCTGCGTCAATCAACTTCATCAAACCATCAAATTTGTTAAGGTTTGCAGTTGCAGAACCGGTATCACCTTGCCACAAAGCAGTTTCTAATTGAGCAGCGATTCTTTTGTTTTTCTTATCAAGGTAAGCAGCTTGAAATTCAGCATTGCCGAAATCTTCGTAAGTGCTACCAGCTTTCAAAGCCTCTTGAGTGAAGTACGCTTCGAGATCCTTAGGACATATGCGCTCTTCAACTTTAATTTTACCTACAGTTACAGTACGCTGACTGAAGGTTGTAGTTCCTGAAGGATCAAAAGAGCAAGACTGAGTACCAAATACTGCATCAGTATCCATTAAAGGAATAGCCACCGCAGACTTAGCGTTAGGAATAACGATACCGCCATCCTTAATTAATTGCTGAGTTTTTGCATCAAAAACCGCAGATGTCAAAAGAGGTTTTACTAACTGTTTTGTGTATGTAGATAAACCTGAAAATGCTAATGCCATGATTGTTTATTTTTAATTTTTAAGAGAATAAAATATCGTATGATTTCTTTTTTTCTTCTTTGAAGTTGTTAACCACTTGAGCAGCAGGATCAACTACACCTGTTGGAGCTTCGCTCAATTCTTTTGTAAGGTTAATCAACCCTTCAATGATAGTTGTTGCTTTAGAAAGTTTAGCCTCATAATCAGCAAAACGTGTTTCGTAAGCAGCAAATTTAGATTCGTAACTTGCAAACTTTTCGTTAGTAACTGATTCAAAAGCAGAGAATTTAGCACCCATGTCTTCAACCGCAGGGGCTTCTGGAGCTACCGGAGCTTGTTCAGGTGCTTCAATTTCAGTAATTGCACCATTTTCGCCAACATAAATTTTAGTACCATCGCTCAATTCGTGCTCTCCAACCGGAGCGGGAACGCCATTAATTGTAACGATTCCACCGACTGCCAATTCAGTAATTTGAATAGGCGTACCATCTTTCAAAGTTGCATCCATCAAAGCAACTGGCTCAGCAGGTTTGCCTACCAATTCATTGAATGTTAATTTTAATTTTTCGATAATTTCTTTAGCTTGCATAACTTTCGTATGAGTTTCTATATTATAATATGTGAGAATTAGTCAATTAGTTCATTTAACAGTTGAGAAATTTTTTTGAGCGCTTCATCTTCCTTAGTCATTGGCTCATCATAACTGAACAAACCCTCTACCGAAAAGCCTCTCAATTCTCCCTTTTTTACCGCATCCCATACATCAGGATTCTCCACATAAAAACTACCAAACCATGATCCATCCGGAACGTCGCTAAACTGCTCCATAGGTAAAATCCCTCTTTTCTTATCCACTATAAAAGATTCAAACATTGTAACCCCTTCAACTTGTTTATTCGGATCATGCATTAAATTCACGTTCATTTGATACTTTTTCTTTGAAAACTTAATGGCTATCTGTTTTATAGTTTCAGCGCTAAACTTTACATAATGCTCACCTAATTTGTTATTACGATAGATTAACTGGTCAGCCACCATAAGCGGCCCCGACACAATTCTCTGTTCTTCGTTTACAATTTGAAAGGTTTGTTTAGGTTTTTTATCAGCAAAGTGATTATCCCATATTGAATAACAAATGGCAGCGGCTTGCTCTTGGTCTTTGCCTTCACTAACTACATACGATATACAACGTGGTATAAATTCTGTTTCGTGTTCGCCTTTGCTCGGCTCTATAAATTCATTTCTGAACATTAAAAAGTCTTTCATTATGGCAGGTTCATCCACAAAACTTATTACGGATACCTCGCTATCATCCTTTAAAGATTCATTAATTTTTAATTCGTAAATTGGTAACTGTTTCATAATTTTATTTTTTAATTTATACGTGCTGCTCTATTTATGCGTTTTATTCTTTCTTGACTTCCGCTAACATCAGATTCCAAAACAAATGCCCTTGCCGTAGCAGATGCCAACTGATTAACCTGACCTTGATTTATTGTTGTCGTTCCGATTTGTGGCGTTAATGGAGCTGATATTTGAGTGTTTGTAGGCATAGGTGGAGTACCTTTTTCATTCGGTACTTTGACTGCTAATATCTTTCTGATGTTTGCAACACCTGCCGCAACTGCAAGCGCAGCATTTATAGGCCCAAGCGCCATACCTACAAATGGCACCTCAACCCCTCTTTCATAAGCCTTTATTGCTGCTGATGTTGTTGATATTGTCGCCGCAGCAACTGCCATAGCCTTACCAACTCCTGTTTGTTCACCTACTAATTGAGATAATTGAGAAAGCGAATTTGCCGTTTCATCGGCGGCTTGTAACTTAGCATTCTTTTCTTCTTCAGCTATTTTTATTCTTGCATCTGCATTTTGTTTTTCGTATTCTGTTTTTGCCGCTTCGCTTTCAAATACTATTGAATTTATTGCATCTTCTCTTTCTTTTACGGCTTGTAATCTTTCCTGAAAAGTTAAATCCTGATTATTTGCTCTTTGCAAATCCAATGCCGTCTCATCTGCTAATTGTTTTTGTTTTTTAGCCTTATCTTCTTCAAGTTGTTTATCAGCTTTGTCTTTATCTTCAGCAACAAATTTATCTTTCATTTGCTGAAGATTGATCATGTATTGTCTTTCTAATAAGGCTATTGATTCAGCCTTTTCGCTTGCAGTTGCCTTACCATTTTCAATGTCTTTTTTTGCAGCCTCTAAATCCATTTCCAATTTAACCTCTGCACGTTTCCTTTCATTTGTTATTAACGAAAGCGTAATATCATCTTGAAGTTTCTTTTGTAATTCATTCTGCGCAGCATTTGCATCTTTTGTCTGTTGTTTTTCTCTTTCAATTTCTGCATTTCTATCTGTCTGCCTTTTTTTTGCAGCATCATCAGATTTCTTTACAGCGTCTTTATTTGATTTCTCTAAACTTTTATTTTTTTCTATTTGAAAATCAGTAGCAATATTTGCAGACTTACTTAAATTTTCAATTTCTTCGAGATTTTTTTTAGCTTGCTCTTGTAGGCTATTGCTTATTTGAGTATTGCTTTTTTGTATATCTAAAACATTTTTATCGACCTCACCTTTTAGTTTAGCCGTATTCGCACCGGTTATAAATATTTTATCAAGGTTTTCAATATCCTTTTTTGTTTGTTCACCTCTTGCAGCCTCTTCAGCACTTTTTGCAGCATACTCAGCAGACTTAGCAAATAAAGCATTTGCCTGCGCTTTTAATCCTTGTATTTTAATGTACGTTTGAGCCTTATCAGTGAATAATTTCTCAGCTTTATCTAAATCATTTGTTTTGCCAAATGAATCTCCTAATGTATCGTTATAAGTTTTTAGCGCTTGCTCTTTTGTTATAACTCCTTTTTTGGCTAATTCAAATGCATTACTTACCTTGTTTGTTTCTGCAATGGCATTTTTTGTACCATCTGTATAAGCCTCTAAACTTTTATTTAATTCATCTTGTGCAACTTTTGCAGCACTTGCCTTACCAAAAAGATCATCCCATTTTGAAATCAATAACGCAACCGCAGCAATCAATAAACCAATTCCAGTAGCAAGCGTAGCGGCGCTCATTTTTCTGAATGTGTCCATAACAACTACACCCAACTGTTTGAATGAATCCTTTGCCGCAGTAATCGCATTCAATCCCTGAGTTAATGCCATTGCCCCTTGTACCTTAGTAAGTACTTTTTGCAAGTCTTCAGACTCTGCACCAAATAAAGCCTGAGCGCCTTGTAAGGCAGCAAACCCACCAACAACACCCTGCAATGCAGAGCCAAATGCTTGAAATTTTTTATCAGGATTAAACGCATCCGTTAATGACTTAGCATCTCCTATTCTGTCTTTTAATTCAGCGGCTTTCTTTGCAGCCTCAGCAGCTTGGGTGGATGTTTCCCCAAATTTCTCAGACATTCTTACAACCTCAGCCTGCGCTTCTCTAACTTGAGATTTTAAACTTTTTACCGAATCACTTGCCTGACTTCCGTCTGCCGTTAATTTTAATGCTACTTCTGTTGCCATGTTAGTATGTTGTATAAATTACTCTTAATAAATCTACTTTACTTAATTCGCCTTCGCTATAATCGTAAACTTTAATCAATCTATAAAGTACCCCATCAACCCAAATAAACTTACCAAAGTCCAAATTAAAAATATCCTTTTCAGTTAGTTTAAACTTAGCAGTTAATAACCTTGAATCCTTATCGGTTATTTCTGCCATGTAACTTGAATAATAAGCGTTGAACATATTATTACTCAAAGCACCTGTTGCCAACGTAAAATAAAGTTCATTTGTAGCACCGAAATTTAAATCTGCATTTGGGGCATCCGGATCATCTAAATGTCCTGCATATCCATAAGATGTTAAATTATTACCGCCACTAATAGGCGCAGGCGTTTGTTCACCATAAGGCAATCCAATGTCTAATATATCCCAGTTAACGCCAACATCAATTTTTTTGGCTTGCAATATTCTTATATTAGATGCAACCTTTTCTTCTTTGTCTGTTGTTGTGCCATCCCATTTGAAAATAGCAGACACTACCTTTTGCTGCTCTTCATAACCTACCAACGGCGTGGCTGAAAATATAACCTCACTGCTCGAAGTTTCTTTTGCAAATTCTAATTGATTATCGTATTTCCTATCTCCATACCCTTCGTTATATTTCTTTTTATACTTCTCATTATAATAATCTGAATCGGATTTGTATTTAAACTCATAATACCTTGCATTGATTTCAGACATCGGCTTTATTCTTATTGGCTCTGACCTATTCAATTTATCTGACCAGTCTAAATAAGTTGAACTATCTAAATCATAAAAATCAACCCAAGGCTCAATGATTAAATGATTTTCTTTGTACTTATCCTCCGTAACCATAAGGTTAAACATCTTAAGAATAGATGCAAAAAAATCCTTTTGAAGTATATTATACGGCAAAGTATTATTAACGTTAATCGTATTGTTTAATGTATATTCAACAAACCCGGCAGGCTCTTTGCTAATCTTAATAGTCGAATTGGCTAAAACCTTAAAAACGGTTGTATTTGTTTTTGGATCGTTAATTGTTATTTTAATAAATAACTTATCATTTGTTTTTAACTCTACAATATTTGATAGTATGTATTCCCCAATTTGATCACGTTTAGGAATGAAACTTGCAATAACATTATTTACACCAAGACTTTGCTGAATGATATAAACAACTACCGAACTATTATATTGTGTATTATCATATTTTATTAATGATTGTATTTTTATTTTTGTACCTGAGCCAGTGTAAGTATAAACACCACCGGACTTAGTAAATTCACTAAGTGCGCCAACATCCTGAAAAACTTGTGTAAATTCTTTTACACTTCCTCCAGTATTTGTATAAGTATCTGTACTATCATTATTGCCATTTACGAAATCAGTTACATCCTTTTTTAAAAATCCATTATCATTATTCGGTACAATTAATCTCTTAAAAAAGTTAGTATTAAAGAAATTACTTTCCCATGTAAAACCAGCCTGACTAATTATTTTGTCCATGTACTCACGTACAAAAAAAGCAGGGCGTAATGTTTTATAATGATAATCGTTTTTATTTTCAGATGCTAATCCATAATCAATTAAAGGATAAAAATATCCCGATCCCATTTTACTTACATCTATTGTACAAGGTGATGAAAGCTCTGTTACTACATTTTCTTTCACTGTTATTTCTGTTTCAACACCTAAATAACCATTGTAAACCCTTGAAGATATAACTGTATAATTTCCATCATTCGAAGCGCTACCATTAACTGTTATCGTATCGCCTTGTATTAATGGAATGTTTGCAAGTGTGCAATAAATTTTTTTTGTTGATGCTACAAACGAACTCAATAAAGGCGAATAAGTGTCAACTAAATCCCAACTATTTTTTATATTCGTTGCATTGTACACATGATCATGCTCACTAAAATCTAATTCCTGTAATCTTTTATTCCCTAACTTAGCAACAAACCCGCCTAACTCACCAAACAAAGCAATCTCATATTCTATATTCTCTCCATCGATTATTATTTCCATTAACCTCATCGCACCCTTTAAAATGATAAGTCCGTTAATTTCAACTAATACATTTGCAGACTTAGCAGCATTGAAATTATAACCTACATTTGGAGCGAAGTCATCTGTGAAATTAGCATTGCCAAACTCAAAGATATTACCGAGTAGTTTATTATTCTTAGCCGTACCCGGTAAAACAATCGTTTTACTGAACGCAGTTGACTTACTATCTATGTTGTTGATGTCATCAACGGCATAGGTTATCTGATGAGTAAACCCCTCATTTACATCTAATTCCTGACCTTCAATAAATAATCTTATCATCGTCTGTAGCCGTAGCGTTTTTGGTTAACATCAATATTTACATTCAATACTTTTAACTTATTCGTGTTATAAGTTGAGTATTCGTAATTCGTGTCCTTAATAGTTACCGGATAATAATTGCCATCCAATTCCATGTATATCAAAGGGCTTGTTATTAATTCGGCCAGCCATTGATATTCTGCATCTGTAGGATAGTCCATAGTTAGATTATACGACCACATCGCTTTACTTCCATAATTAATCTTAGATTCATAATAAACATTCTTTGAATTATAATAACCAACAGATGAACTGCCAAAACGATAGTCTTGTTTCTCAAATGACTTTCGTTCTAAATCCATTGTTAACTTACTTGCTAACTTAAACCTTGCAGTATCAAACACACCGCAGGCATTCATGAAGTGTAAATTAATGGGCGTGTAAATAGGTGAACAATCTAAATAGACTTTAAATTTACTTAGATTATTGTTTAAATCTGTGATTGTATAATAAGCAACGTTTGAATCTATTAAGCCGCTAAATTCATTATTAATAGCTGAAGGACTTATGTCTAATTGCTGAATGCCATTAACGCCAACGCCTATATCCTCTGAATCAATTAATGAATTATTATACCCATAAGTTTCAACTAATAAATCTAAAATGCCAGTCGTTTTAACTCCAATCATTAATTTTTCTGTCAAAGTTAATTTAGCATAATTCGGTCTATTAGTTAACCATTTATTATTGTATTGAGTAAAGTCTAATTTTCTACGTTTGAATAATGATGGAACGTAATTAAAGGCCTTTACATTACCGCTTGCAAGGTTTGTTGTCATAACTCCGCTTACATCCTCACCCACTCTTATAGAATAAGTCAAAGCCACCTCTCCGGATTGCGAAGGCGTAGCCAATATAACACCGTTATTGTCAGGTACAAACCATTCGTAAGTGACTTCATTTCTAACTATTGGCGAAGCATCAAAATAACCTTTTCCGTTTGTAGGATCAGGGAATACTTTTACTCTGACTAATTGCTCACTTCCTTTATAGACATCAAAAATATATTTCATGTCCGTACTGCCTGAATTATCTGAACTGGCTATGTGCCACAGATTATCTTGCAATGAAGGCTCACCGGATGGACTTATTAAATTGCTTATCATTTTATTTACTTGTAAATGTTACTGTTATATCTTTACCAAACGCCTCTGCCATAACCTCACCAATATCTCCGAATACTTCTTTTACCGCATCATCAAACCACCTTTTCGCTCTTATCCCTTTTTTCTTTATTCCGAATATTGCATTTTTAACTTGAAAATCAATCAATCCTTTCCCACCTCTGCGGCTGAATTTTTTTTCCAATTCTTTGTATGCCGGCGAAAATGTTGTCACTTTCTTTTGTCCACTTCTAACCCACTCCTCAACTGACTTTGCACCTTCGGCATTCATGCCCTTTGTTTTAAACTGATAAGGACTATTTGGAGCTTTGCTTGAATCAGCCCATCCCTTAACACCCTTATTTGTGTAATCGTAATAATCAGCCATTGTTATTGTCATGGTGATTTTACTACCTTGCTTTTCAATTATAGGTTGACTAATAGAATCTTCCAAAGCACCGCTTGCAGTTACTCCACGTTGATTTAAAAGTTCAATACACTTAACTCTAAAATCCCTTCCCAGTTTTTCTATTAAATTTTCAGCCTCAACCGGCACGAACTCCTTACTTCCTATATCCTCCAATAATACGTTTTTGTTGCTCGGCATCTAATTTTCTTTTTACTTTTAAGTAAGTTAAATCGTTTAAAAACTGTAAAACAGGCATCGCCCAAACGCTATCTAAACTGATATTTTCAAATTCTGATACCATTTTGGCTGAATAGATCCAACCATAGTTTCGGTCAAATTCTGAACTATCTGATTCGCCTCCTCTTTCTTCTCCTTCGGTAATTCCAAAGAGTGCAGTAAAGTTTTTATTGACTGCGTGAAAAGAGCGCAAAAAAAAACAGAGGCATGATAAGCTATCTTAAAGTCAAGATGCAGCATGTCTTCAGCTATTTGCTCATGATCCGTTGCATCGTATTCTTTCATTTTAAATCCTTTCCATGTCAGCTTCATAGGGTTTGCCATCGATGCCAATATCTTATGCATGTTACCTATTATGTCATTTGAGAACGTGGCAACCTCTACATATCTGCCGGCATTCATTGGCTTTTTGGTTATCTCATAGTTAAGAAAATACCACCTGCCATTAACCTTTATTATTTGTTTGGGCTTACCCTTAGTTAATTCTTTGCTGAACAAATCAAAAGACTTATTGATATGATTGCAAACCTTATTGAATTTTTTAACATTCATTGTTTCAACTTCGAACTGGCTCTTATCCAATAGGGTTTGGACTAATAGTATTGATTTATCTAATTCTTCCATCTCCATTTGACTGATTGCATACAGTTGCTGAAATTTTAAAATGGTAATCTTCATACTATAATATGTGGTTTTTAGTGGTGTCAGTTTGTGAGAAAGTAAAAAAACTGTAAAAAAACTTTAAATAAATCGGTAAACTCCCGATGTTTTATGTTCGTTTCTACATTTTACGGCAAGCGCTAAGGCGTTAACGCAGTCATCATGATACCCGGCAGGCGCATTGTATCTTACCCCTGTTGATGTATAAACATACTCAAAGGTTTCTAATTCGTT